CCAGCTTTGCGAAAGCCCGTCCGTTTCCGGCGTATAGTAAAGCGTGCATTTTGCCGTTTTGTCGGTCGCCGCCGCGTCAAGCACGAAGCCGAATTCTTCGTTCAGACGGTCGAAGAAGTCTTGCGGCGTACACCAATCCATTTTCTTTGAAGATAGAAGCGCACTATTCACCGCCGCCAGCCTCCTTTCCGGAAATCGGTTTTGTTTTCCCGTCTGCGAATGCTTTTAACGCCTTCGCCTTGCTGGTGTATGTTTCCGCCGTTTCAATCCCGCAGATCGGGCAGTACACGAAGTATTCTTTGTTTTCTTCGTCGGCGTATATAACCGCGTTTTCAACTTCTCCGCCGCAATGTGGGCATTTTGTCTTTTTTTCTGTGAACCCTCGCTTCTTTTCGGTTTTCGGCGTATCCTCTGTATGTTCGTCGGAAAAGAGGCGTACAACCGCCGCAACCTGTTCAAAGTCCAGATAAACGGGCTTGTTCTCCGTAATTCCTTCAATGTTGTATCCGGTCGCTTGTCCGAAGCCGTTTTGCTTGATCGTGAACTTGTCGCACTTGATAGCGAATTCCGAACCGCTCTTCAAGATAACGCGGATCGTCATTTTAGGCATTGTCCGCCACCTCGCTTTCGTCCCCGACGATCTCGCCCGTAGCAGGATCGACATTCAAGGAATATTGTTCCGGTTCAGCGGCACGCGCCAGCGCTTTCTCCCGCTCCCGAAGGTCAAGGGAAAGCGCGCATTGCTCCGTAAGCCTCTTCAAGTTATCGACAAACTGCTGGCTAATTACGTCATACGGCATAATCACCGCTTGAAGCAGGAAGCCCGCTTTCGCTACGATGTAGGGCGTTCCGCCGGGCGTGATCCGCTCGTATAGCTCCAGCACGTCTAAAATATCGGATACGGGCGAAAGATAGCGGCTTTCGATGAACACAAGCCCGCGCCGCGTCTGCAACGGCTTCAAGGTCTTTCCAGAATAGGCGATCGAAATTGCTTCCCGCTCGACAGGCTTTTCGTTCGCGTCTGTGTCCTCGAAGCTGATTTCCGAAGGAATGCCCGCTACTTGAACGAACCAATCTTCCCGCTGTTTTTCCGGAACGTCGAAAATTGTCAAAAGGCTTTCTTTGTCCAGCGCCGGAAGCCCTGTTACCGGATAAGCCGCCGCGCCGTCGCCGATGTATTGAACAACGCCGCCGCCTTCGGTGTACCGCTCATAAATAACGGCGTATTTGTTCTTCTTGCAGATCGCCGCGATATTTTTAATCTTCATCTTCCGCCACCTCGCTTTCGTCTGCGTCGTCCCGCTCCGCAATCGGCGAAAGGTCAACGCGGGGAACGCGGATCGCCAGCGCGATTTGACAACCGCAACGCGGACAATCAATCGCATTGAAGCGGGTAGGCGGTTTCGTTAAACACTCCGTAAACCCGCGCGGCTCTTCCGCAATGTAGATTTCTTCTTTTGTCGGCGTTACGCGGTATCCGCATACGCCGCACGTCTTTTTCTTTGTAAACATATTGAATAGCCCTCCTTTTGTCTAATATCTGCCGTAAACCCGAACGACGGTGAAGGGCTTGTCCGCCTTCGTCGCCGTTACGATCGCCGAAGTCATAAAGGACACGCGCAAGAAATCCCGTGCCGCCCGCTTTGCAAGCCTCCACGTAATCATTCGGGCGTTAGGTTCCTGCATTGCGTCGCCGTCCAGCGGATATTCGCAAACAAGAACCGTATTTCCGAAAGGTCGCCGCGCTGGGCGCTCCTTCATAAACTCTTTGTTGCCTTCCTTGCACTTGATAATTTCAAGCGCCTTCGGGAACTGCCAGCCGCCGTCCTGCTTCTTTTCTTTTGCCATAATTGCCGCCCCTCTCTTCAAAGCTGAACTAAATTCAAAACCGAAATAAGCCGATCCGTAATCTGCTTCCGGTGTAACTCCTTCAAGATCGCTTCTTCGTTCGCGTCGTAGTTTGCGGCAAGCGTTACGAAATACTTTAATTCCGGATTTGCCCGTTGCCGAAGCGAAAGACAAAAAAGAAGGCGATCCGTTACTTCCGCTTTGAGCGGATACACGGCAATTTCTCCCGTGTTCTTGTCGATCTCTCTACAAACGCATATCATTTCGCCCATAGCCGCGCCCCTTTCTAATCTTCATAAGGATTTTGTAAGCTCCAATCCCACGTTTCAACGTCTTTCCAGCCGATCGTGAAATGATTGTTCCGTCCGTCCCCTGTGAAGTACAGGTATTCAGCCGGAAGGACGCGCCCGACGTTCGTTTCTCCGTCCCGCTCCGCTTGATAGCGGATCAGCACGTCCGCCGCCAGCGTCGCAAGCTCCGGAAGAACGGGATAATCCGCCGAATATCCGGCGAACTGATACGGCGCTTCTAAAACCTCCAGCACGGTATCCGGAAAGCGGGGATCGTCAACGCGGTTCAGCACGCACCAAACGCACGCGGCTTTTTCCATATCCGAAGCAATCCCGCGCGCTTCTCCGTAAAGCATCTTTGCAAGCGCTTCAACCTCCGCCGCGTCCGGTATGTATTCCTGTTCCGGTGTTTCCGGCGCAAGCGTTAAAATCGGGGAAGGGGATATAATCGGCGTAGCCTCTTCCGAATGCCGTTCCGCTTTCGTTGTCCCGCTCCACGGCATAAAGGCGACAAGCGGGATCGCAACAATCACCATTGAAAGCGCCGCCGCGATCCGTCTTTGCTTCCTCTTCACAACGCCACCCCGTTATCCGCTTCAAGGGATAGCCACCATTCTGGATTGTTCCGGAAGCGCTCATTCGGGCAAGCGTCGCAATTCTCCGCCGCGCACCCGCTACAATACCGCTTTTGAAATTCCGTGTCCCACGGCGCTTCGATGATCGGAAGGGAACGCAAGAACCGCCCCAGCCCTTGCGCGCCCGCCGTGAGTGCTTCAAAGTTTGTTTTGCTCATATTGAATAGCCCTCCTTCTTAAAACGTTGTTCGGATCAATTCTCCGCCTTTTCTTTCTGTCGGGAAAAGCGCCCATTCTCCAGCGCTGTTTTTCTTGCAATTCGCGGGAATATGCCCTCTAAATCCTCCTTGTGTTCCCAGCACATTTCCTTTTAAGTCCGTGATCTGGAAAGCTCCCGTTTCGCTGTCCTGCCACCATTTCGCCGCAACGGTCTTTCCGTTGAAAAGCCGTACAGCGCAAACGCTGTATAATTGTGTATCTCCTTCGACGCATCTAAAAAGCGCCTTGAACGCATTTTCGGCGTGAACCTCTACTTTTCCCGAAAATCCGTATTCGCTGAAAAAAGTATCGAAGATCACGTATTTAACAGAAGCGCTCCACGTCGCGCATTTCATAGGCAACGGAAGGGATTTCCATTCTTCCATTGTCATAGCAGGATAAAAACCGATCTTCCCGTTGATAGGCTTTTCCGGTAAAAACTCTTTTGCCCTCTTCATATTGAATAGCCGTCCTTTCGTTACTGATTTGCGGCGCGTCTGTTTCCCCTGCGCCTAATGTTTTCTTGTGCCGTCGTCTGTGCAAGATCGGCGCTATATACAGGACGCTTGTTTTCGTCAAGTTCTCCCGTGTAGCCGCGTTTAAGCTCTTCGTAAATAGCGGCAACGCTTCTTCCGATCTTCGCGGCAATGTCCACCACTCTGTCGCCGTCGCTGTATAGCACTTCGATTTCGCGGCGCTGATCGAACGTCAAATACGAATATCCGTCCATTTTCAAGCCTCCTTTCGCCGCTTTGAATAAAAAAATAAAGCAGGAAAACCGTTTCGGCTTTCTCTGCTTTTAATGTTACTTCTTTCAAGCGAAAAAGTCAAGAGTAAAAGCAGAAAAAACTAAAAAATATTTTAGGCGGCGGCAAGGTGGGCGGCGAACAAGTCGCTTGCGGTCGCAAAGCCTAAAATTTCGCGCGGATAGTTATTGATCCACGTTTCGACGCGGCGAATATATGCGGCGGTTACTTTCCGGAAGTCTGTTCCTTTCGGCAAGAACCGCCGTATCATTTTGTTTATGTTCTCGTTCGTTCCCCGCTCGTATGCGCTGTAAGGGTGGCAATAATAAGCCTTCGTCCGCTTCCGGTCTTTCCCGTAAACAGAACGTTCAATTCCGGCGCAATCCGCGAATTCCGATCCGTTGTCAAACGTTATGCTTTTGAATACCTGCGAAAAGCGTTTTCCGTATCGGCGTTCCAGCTTGTTCAGCGCCGCCACGATGCTTGCGGAAGTCTGATCCGGTATCTTCATAATGATTTCGTTTCGCGTCAGCCTTTCCGAAAGGACGAACAAGGCTTCCTTTGTCTTTTTCTTCCCACAAACGCAATCGCCTTCCCAATGCCCGAAGGTCGTTCGTTCGTCGATTTCCGGATCGCGGTTTTCTATGCTTTCGCCCGCTGATGTGCGGGCGGCTTTCTTTCTCTCCACTTTTTCATATTTCCGCTTGCGCTTTCCTTTTTCCGGCAAGCTCTCGCGGCTGATCCCGTAAAATATGCCCTTGTCGATGTAATTATAAATTGTCTTTTCGCTGATCTCTGTTTTGAAGGTCAGTCCCAGCCGTTTGATCTCTCCAATAACGGCGGCGGGTGAATATCCCTCTTCACCGATTTTCTTTTCGATGAAGGCGGCTAATTCGTAATCGTTTCCGATCTTCAATTCTCCGCCTTTTGCTTTAAGGTGTTCTTCATATCTTTGTTGCGCGATTTCCGGCGAATAGCGTTCTTCCGTCGTCAAGTCGGAATTCAAATGCGTATAGGTTCCGCGCTTTAATTCTCTATATATCGTCGTATTATGGACGTGTAGGCGGTCGGCAATTTTGCAAGGCTTTAAGCCCTCTTTCAATGCCTTTTCGATTTTAAGGCGATCTGTCCACGTCAAATGCTTGTGCATTTTTGTTCCTCCTTCCTACGAAAGAAAAAGGGCGGCATATCCTGCCGCCCCTCCGTTGCTTCGCTTATTCCGCCAAGAACTGTTCAATCGCTTTCTTGATAACTTGCGCTTGCGCCGTACCCGTTGCGGCGCATTTTTCTTTGAAGGCTTCCGCCATCTCTTTCGGAACGCGCACGATAATAGAACCATACACGCGATTATTATAGCGGTTCTTCACCGCCGAAGAAGTCTTTGTCTTTCTTTTTTCTGCCATCGTTGCCACCTCTAAAACAATTCTTCCGCTTCTACATAGGCGCGCAATTCCTCTTCATCGGCGCAAATATCTTTCGGAACCTTATATTCCACCGATAGCCCGCCAATCGTGCAGGAAAGCACCCAGCATTCGCTCCGCTCTGTAACCCTGTATTCCTTGTTTCCTTTGCGAATAATCATATTACGCCCCTTTCCGCCCGTTCCATTGACAGTCACAGGCAATTTATATTATAATAGGGCTTACGGGAAGGGCGGTTTCCCGCCCGTTCCCTGCCTATGAAAGCTACTTGCTTTCTTTAGGATTTGAAGCCTTGCTGTATTTTTGCTTCTTCAAAGTGATTTTGATAACAACGCTTTCCACCGCTTCGTTATTTTCAATCGCTTTTGAAAGCTCCTGCAAGGCTTTTCCTATGTCTTGCGCCATTCTCTTCACCTCCTTTCGATGTATTTATTATAACATACTTATTGCAGTATGTCAATAGATTTTGAAAAATAAACAAGAAAAAACAAGACGACGGGAAAGCCCGCCGCCTTTATTCGTTTCCTAAAAGCCAATCAACCGAAACTCCCAGCGCCTTTGCAAATACCTTCAATTCAAAATCAGATACAAACCGCGTTCCGATCTCTATTCGGCTTATGCTGTCCCGCTCCATATTAACGCCCATCGTCTGTATTTTCGCGGCTAAATCCTCTTGCCGTAGCCGCTGGACAACCCGCGCTTCCCGCAATCGGTCGCCGCAAATGTTCTTTTTCCCGTTGTAATCGTATATTTTCATATCTTGCGCGATCCCTCTTCATTCTGATTATTTGCAAACGGTATGTAAATATTCCGCTTTATTCTTGATTTTAGCACGCAGAAGCTGTATAATTGTGTTAAAGGTCAGAATGGATAAATTCTGCCTTGAAAATTTATAATTTGAAGGGTGATTTGCTCTATGTTTGTCAGCTTTACAAAAACGTTGAAACGAATGTCCGGCTTTCGGCTGGGCTTCGGTGTCCGTGTAAATAAGCGCAACGCGCCGCTATGGTGTTGCGCTATGCTTTTCGCCGGAATGTTTTATCTTATATGGTATATGATTATCGGCGCTGGCTGGCTTCTATACTTTATGCTTTTGGCGATCTATAAGATTTATTATTATCTGTTTAAGGGGATTGCGGTAGGCTGTAAAAAGCTGTTTTACCTTATCAAAGGCAAAACCAGCACGGCGGAAACGGAAACTTCCGTTGATCTGAAACAATAATACCAACAAAAAAAGCCCCGCGAAGGCGTGAAGCCCTCGCGGGGAATTTTTGTATCAGAAGGAAGCCCCGCCGCCGAAAGCCGCGACGCGGAAAGGGGAACGCGGGCGGCTCTGTCGGTGTTAGTCTGTATCCGGTTTGCCTTCGGTTTCAATCAGTCCGATATATTCCGGAAGATTGAAAACGGCGGCTTCGATCAGTTTGTCCAAGCTGTCCGGATCAATGGTAAATCCTTTTTCTTGCAGGAATTTCACAACGTAGGCTTTTTTCTCTTCGCCGCGTCCGGTTCCGTTGTAAAGCTGTTCAGCGGCTTCAACGGCAACCGTTACCCACAATTTGATTTGCTCCAGCTTGTCTGCGTCGATTTTGCCTTTCAGCCACGGGATCACAAATGCAGTAATCACCGCTACGACAAGGGCAATAATAGCTTCCATAATGGGAGTAAGATCAATCATTTATAAAACCTCGCTTTCGTCTGTATCCGTTTCCGGTTCGATTTGTTCTTTTTTCTTTATCCTTGCGACGATCACTTCGGAAACACGTTTCAGCATCAACGCGCCGCATTCGATCACGACGGCGGAAAAGTAGTATTGAATAAGCGTCGTTTGCTCTATTTCTGTAATGAGAAAAGAAACATACTGCGCCGTAATGAAGATCACCGTCGTAACGCCGATTGCAACGATCGTTTTTGTCGCGAAGCGTTCATTCGCAAGGAATTTCTTTTGACGCTTTCCGCGTCTTGAATGTAGCTTCATATTTTCCCCTTTCTATTGCACGGCTTCGCACGGCGTGCAATCAGCTAACGCGCGCGTGCGTTTCTGTGTGTTAAACAAGTGTTAGGTCGGACAACCTAACCGCCGCGACAACCACGCCGCCGTAGGTAATCACGGCGCGATCGCCCTTGATTTCCTTTACGATGTGATCGCGGTTATACACGAAGGAAGCAAGGCTTTTCCCGTCGTAGGTTTTCGCACCCTGCTTCAAGCGTACTTTACTTCCCGCTTTCACGGAAGCCGCCATTCCGCCGTTTCCGGTCGTAATAAAAGCGTCAGAATATCCCGCCGCTTTCAGCTTTGCAAGCATTACTTCGGCGTTTGCCTTCTTGCTGAACGCTCCCACCTGTACTTTATAATAGCCTCCCGTATTCACGATGTAGGTATCAAAGCCCGCCGCCTTCAATTTCTTTTCCAGCGCCTGTGCGTTTGATTTCTGCTTGAACGCGCCCGTCTGCACCTTGTAAAGCGTACCCGATCCGGTCGAAGGCTTTTCCGGCTCCGCCGCCGAAGCGCCCAGCCTCTTATTTACCTCCGCCGCGATCGCGCCGTGCCTGTTATACAGGTAATCGCCAGGGCAAGCCTTATTTGCGTAATCCCTGTGAACCGTCATATTACAACCGTTCTTGTGGTTTACGCGGTCGCTTTTCTTTGTACTCCATACCAGCTTTTTGATCCCGTTTCTACGGCAAATATCCGTTACAAGATCAAGAAGCGCGGCGTATGCCTTATCGGTAACGGCGTAAGGGTGTTTTGTGTCGCTTGCCACTTCGATTGTAACGGCTCTTTGGTCGTTTGCTTCGTTTGAACTGCACCACGAACGATCCTTTTCTTCAACGGAAATTCCGATCGAACCGTCCTTCCCGACAACGTAATTCGCGGAACATTCCCGATCGGTAGTTGCGAAGTAGTCGCAACCCTGCTTCGCTGTAACCTGTCCGACGTAGCAATGAATTGTGAACGTGTCGATTTTATGATTTCGCGGGCTTGTTCTGTTCTTCGTGATCCTTGTATAGCCCGCCAGCGTGCTGTTGCTCATTCTGGATACCTCCTAAACACAAAGACGGGAACGGCTCATTTATAAACCGTTCCCGCTCTTTTTTCATTTGTTATCAATTTGCTGTTCGATATGGTCAAGTCGCTTATGCGCCTGTTTTGCCGACGCTTCAACCGAAACAAGCCTTCCCACGAAATCCGTATTTGTCTTTCGCTGTTCTCGCTGTTCTGCTTTCACGTCGTCGATACCGCCTTTGATATATCCCAACTCCGTAAGGATCGTTGCGTCGCTCTTTGCTTCCTTCGTTTTGTCTTGATCTCGATTTCGGACGAATGCGACATAGCCGAATACAATAGCGCAAACTGTGCTAATTACGGAAAGGGCGGTTAAAATCCCTTCTTCCATCGGTTATGCCTCCCTTCCTGTTACTTCTTCCCATTGCCACAAGGAAGGTGTATCGGGCGGATATACGCAATGTGGCATATCCGCTTTTGCAAGATAGACTTTTCCTTTGTAGCTGTAATATTTCCCGTTTTGGACGTTTACGACGATCCCCGCCGTTTCCGGATATGGGATCGGATCGTCAATCGTTCCCGTGTGCGTAAGCTCCACAAGGCGGTAATAAGCGAAGGTCGTTTCTACGGGATAAGAAACGGCGTTCGACGTGTGCGCGGCGATAATCTCGTAATATCTCCCGTTATACTTGATGATTTCGCCCACGGTGTTATAGGCGTGCGCGTCCTCGTATTCCGGATATTCGATAACCTCCGCCGATTGCAGGATCATAGCGTCGGAAATGATGTTCGTTTTTGCCGCGCGATCCTGCACGATCTGCGCCTTGAAGGACATAGCAAGAAGGGCGGCTGTATTTTCGCCCGCCGCCTTTACTTCTTGTGTTTTCTTCTTCACTTCTTGTAATTCTTTCTTCACTTCCGCGTTTCCGCCGCCGTCTTTGTTATGTTTTACGCTCATTCAAAATTACCCCCGATCCCCGATACCCAGCAAGCGGTCAGCGCGTCGCCGCGTTCTACGGTTACGCGGATATTCAATCCGAACTGAACCGCCGTGTTTGTTTTGTTCTCGAATACGTGCGCCAGCCCTGCGACAACCGCGTTCGTGCAATCCTCCCAAACGGGCGCTACGTCGTAAGGATTGTTGCACGCTTCAACCTTGAACGTGCCTCCTGCGGGAATATCCCTGTTTACTTTGATATTGCATCGTGTCGGCTGGCTGTTTGCCTCCAGCGGCTCCGCAAGGGTAATTACAAAGCTGTTGATCGCTTTTGTGAACGTCAGCGTCCGCGTTGCGCTGTTTCCGGCGCTATCGGTCGCGACAATCTCGATCGTGTGCTGGGCGTTTGTCAATCCCGTAAACGTGTTCCCGCTTACGGAAAGGGTAAGCGTTGCGCCCAGCGCGATATTATTTCGCGTGTTGAACGTGCTTCCGTCGATCTTCTCTACGACGTTTACAACGTCGTTATCCGGATCGGTAACGCTGTATTCATAGGTGAAATCCTCGCGCTTCACGCCAAGATCGGCATTCTGCCCGCTGATAACGGGCGGCTGATTGTGAATTACGGGGATCGTTCCGCTTGTCGTGTATGCGGAAGAATTGCCCGCCGTGTCAACCGCCTTCACGCGGTATTGCAGGGTATTCCACGAAGTCGATACCATTTCCGAAAACGTGCGCGCGGCGGAATTCTGAACTTGTGTCCACGATCCGCCGTTTGCGCTTCTCTCGAAAATATAGGTCAGCGCGTCGCCGTCCGGATCGGTCGCCGCCGCGCAAGAAATATTGATATTTTGCCCGCTGTAACATTGCTCCGGCGCTGTAATGCTGGGCGGCGCGGAAGGCGCGGCGTTGTAGATGATTTCATAATTCCCGCTTGAATTCGGATTGTCAGATACCAAGATTGAAGATTTCAGATTACAAAGCGGGCGAACGCCCCTGCGCCCGTCGTAAGCGCTGCCGTTGTTCAGCGTGCCATCGGAACTGACGTAGCGGACGTTCTGCGCGTCCGACGAATAAGGCGTGCGAAGCCACCAATACCAGCCCTTTGAAGTTGTAAAATTGCTGTTTGTGTATTCCGAATTGCTTACGCATTCCGGCGTAGGATAGGCGACGCGGGAAGCGTCGTTGCTGAATAGGGCAAGGCGTGTGCCTTCTGCGATCCCGTTTTCGTTTGCAAGCCCCACTTCGGTGGTAGATGCAAGAAACATTTTCGCCGTGAAGGTTTCATAACTTCCGCCGTCCGTCGAAGATTTTACGACGGTAAGCGTTGTGTTCATAAGCTCCGCAACGAATTTCGGATCAAGCATAGCAAGGAAGCCCGCCCAAGCGTCGTATTCGTTGTAGTTGTCCCATACGTTCGCATTCGTCGGCGGCGCGTCCTGTCCGTGCTTTGCGCTGTACCATTTGCCCGCCGCCGCGTTGCTGTTCAGCCATTGCAAAATGTTTGAATGAATATGCCTGTTGTTGCCGTAATTCTTCCGGTCGCTGTTACTGTTGCTCGGTTCCTTTGCGTCCGAACACATAAGCTGGATAATCTTTTCGGCGATCAGCGTAACGGAATTCGCCGGATACCCGCTATGGTTCTTGTCCGCAATCTTGAATACGATCTTCGCACCGAAGCGCGATTGATACGCCGGAAGAACCGGAACTTCGATTTTTGTTCCCACGGCAAGGGAACTTAATGCTTTTGACATTTTTCCGCCTCCTTTGAATTGAAAAGCCTGTTGTAATAGTGATCCGTTCGCCGGATCAAGTGATAACAATTTCCCTTTGCGGCGTGTCCCCGCCAGCTTTTGTAAGATTGTTCGACGGTCGCCGTTGTGATTTTGCCCCGCTCCACAAGTCCGCGCATTTTCTTCAATTTGCGCTTCATATTGTTCTTGCTTCTGCGGCGCACCTTCCGGATTACCGCGCCCGTTTCGGTCAAGTAAGTGTGAAATCCCAAGAAATCCACCCCGTTCCGAAGCGGGTAAATGTTCGTTTTGCTGTTCAAGGATAAGCCGATCGCGGCGACGTGCTTTTCGATCTCCGCGCGGCAATACTGCAAATAGGCTTTATCTTCGTGTATCAAGAAGAAATCGTCCATATATCTGCCGTAATATTTAATGCCCAGCTTTTCCTTGATGAAGTGATCTAAATTATTGAGGTAAAGAAGGGCGAAAAGCTGTGAAGATTGATTGCCGATCGGAATTCCGACGTTCCCTTCTGTGCTGTCGATTATCATTTCGACAAGCCACAAAACGTCCGGATCGGTTATCTTCCTGCGGATTAAGGTTTTTAACACGTCGTGCCTAATGGAATAGAAGTATTTTGATATATCACCCTTCAATATCCACCCGTCAATCCCGTTTTTACGGTAAAACCTCCGCAAGAATTCTTGAAGCCTGTCTAACCCGTAATGCGTACCTTTGCCCACTTGCGAAGCGTAGTTATCCGTTATGAACGATCTTGTAAGGATCGGTTCAAGCACGTTATCGCAAAGCGAATGTTGAACAACCTTGTCTTTATAGCTGTTCGACATAACCACGCGGCGCTTCGGCTCGTACACCTCGAACGTGTTGTACGGCGAAAGCGTGTACTTTTTCGTTTTGAGCTGGTAGCTTAACAGGTTCAGCGCTTCAAGAAGGTTTACTTCAAACTTTGCCGCCGCTCCTTTCCACCTCTTGCCTTGCCGCGCCTTTCGGTAGGCTCTGTATAGGTTCTCGAAGTTATATATCTTCTCGTAATCTGTCATAAAAAATATCCTCGCTGTTTGTAGCCTTTGCCTTCCGCCGCGCGGAATGCTCTGGCATCGGCGATCCTGTATTTGCCCCCGCTGTGGATCGCGGCGGCGGGATACACCTTCCTTTGATGGTGGTATTCTGCTTTCGGCTTGCGCCTACTCGATCTCATTTTCCACCGAAGCGGGCGAACGCCCCTGTTCCCGTTGTAAGCGTTGTTGTTGTTCAGCGTGCCATCGGAATTGACGTTGCGGACGTTCTGCGCGTTCGACGAATTAGGCGTAACAAGATGTACCCCAAACGGTTCACCCTCTCGCACGATCCCGCTTTTTCCACGCAGCTAACATATACTTCACGTCAAGCGCAAGTTTAGACCAATATTCGCAGCTGTTCGTTGATATGAAGCCCTGTTCGTGCGAAAGCTCTATGAAAAATAGAAGCTCCTTGCAATAGGTCATTGCCTTCGCTTGAAGCCTCTGCCGTTCCTTGAATTCCTGCGCGTCCAGAAGGTTTAATTCGTTCGCCTCCAGCGCGCATTCGTAAATATCCACCGCTTTATCCTGTATCCTGTTCACAAGGGTAAATCGGTATTTCTTTGGGAAGCGTTCTGTCGAATTTGTGATCGTGAATGTGTGCTTGATTAAATCTTTGCACTTCACGATTACGTTAAATTCCGAAGGTTCCTTTCTTCCTCGTTCCTGCCTCTGCATTTATGCACCGTCCTTTTCGTATGCGGTCGATCATAACGGTATCTTCGGCGCACCCCTCGAAATCAAAACCAACCGCCGTAACGAAAAGCGTTGCTTTGCTTCCGGTTACGGTCGTTCCCGTGATTGTCAAAGTATCTTCGCCGCAATGCTCGCACGGCGGCGAAAGCTCGACAAACAGATTTCCTATAATGCACGATAATTCCGCCCGTGTGCAAGCGTACCGTTTTAGCATTCGATACGCTGTAAGTTCTCGTTCCATACGCCCGTTGTATTAACGCCGGAAAGGTCGTCAAACAGGATAAGGAACGGATTTTCGGTTATATCGTTGAATACGACGGCTTCGATCAGATCGACGCGGGCGGAAAGCGCCGTAATCATATTCAGAAGATTTCCCGCCGTGTTTTCGTCCAGCACGTCCTGCAAGCTGTCAAACCACGTATCAAAATCGGTTTGCGCCTGTGTCTTGAAATCCGCGAAATACTCTTCCAGCGCGTCGTATTGTGTATCTCCCTGTAATTTCAAGGAATTCATATACGTAACAAGGGAATTGTATTCCGCCGCGCTGTCGCTCTGATACTCTGCGAACCACGCTTCAAGCTGTTCGTTAAATGCTTCTGTGTCGATCTGTTCTACAACGGCGGCAACAACGCCGCAAACGGACGTATCCAGCCGCTTGTCCGTGATCCTCGATCCGGTAATTGATGTAACGCCCGCTCCGACGTAAATATCAGCCAGCGCCAATTCGTAAATATCCGCGTCCCGCTCGATATTCGGCGCGGAAGGCGAAGCGGACGGGGAAGAGGATTTCACCTTTACCGAAATAAGGCGGTTCGTCAAGTCCCAGCGGACGACAACGCGATCAATTCGGTTCAAAACGCCGTCAGCCGTCGCCAGCGTCAAGGAAAGGTCGCTTGTGTTGTCGTAGAAATAGCCATTGATCCACGCTTTTCCCGCCTTCACGGTTACTTGCATTCCGTTTCCCGCTACAACTTGAAGCCCCGTTGAAGGAACAGGGAAAACGCCGTTTCCGATGAACGAAGCGAAATACGAAGCCCAATCTTCGGCTTTATATTTCCGGTCGCCGGATACGCTGTTAAAAAAACTCGATTTTTCCATAGTTACACCCCTTTATTTTGTAATCTGACGTATTTGCGTTAAAAGCGCTGGCAAGCTCTCGCCGAAGGTAATATCTATTTCTTCAACGTTGTTTTGGTAGGTTTCCGCAATCTCCGTTATGCGAACGTCAATGCGAATTCCCCAGCGCTTATTCACGCAAGTAACGCGGTCGCCTAAATCGTAATCGGTTCGGTAGATCAGATTTGCGAAGGTGTTTACCTTTGAACCGAACGAAAGCGTTTCCGCGTACTGCTCCAATTCCTCCGCGCCTCGGGCGGCAAGAAGCGCTAAATACTCCGGATCGGTTAGCGTTACTTTTTCGCCGCCTTCCTCTTCATATTCCTGCACTATATCGGTGGCGTTTATGAATACCTCTTCGCGCGTCAATCCTGCTGCCGATCCGCCCACTTCGGCAACCTTGCGCGCAACGCCTTCTTTCTCTTCGCCTCCGACGAACGCCGTTGTTTTTAGGTTTTCAATGCTGTTCGTGTATTCCTGTTCCACGATGTTGTCGAACTCCTGCGAAAAGATACAAGGTGCATTCCCTGCGGTATTGCCCGCTGTAAGATCGCGCCCTTTATAGACGGAAAAGACGTGCGCGCCTGTCCTCGCGTCCGTCCGCATTCGTATTCCCAGCTTTGCCGCCTTCGCCGCCGTTTCCGCCGCAAGCTGTGCGTTCGTGTACTGCTCCGAAGTGTAGTCAATCGTTCCGCTTCCCGTGTCGCTGTCGTCGGTGGCGATTGAAACGTCCGGAATTTTCCGCGCGCTGTCGGTCGGGCTTGTTACGTTTTCCCGTACAATGCGGTAAAGAATGCTTTGCGTTGTGTCCTTTGTGATGATCTGCTTCTTGATAATCCGCTTTCCGATCCAAGCGATAAGGAATTTCCCTTGAACCTCGATTTCCTCCAGCCCCTGCGAATTCTTCGTGATATGAACGTATCGGATTTGCGCCGCTTCATCGTCGCCGCGCTTCATAATGATATTGTTTTTCACAAGCATTCGGGAATGCTCTTCGGTGAAAGGAACAAGAAGTTTGAATTCTCCGCACGTCCAATAACGCCGCGTCCAGATCAGCGAAGCGATCTTTTCGACAATCCCTTGAAGTACCATATCGGAAGAATAAACGTATAATTCCATACCGCTACACCCCCAAATACAAGTTATTGTGATAAATAGATACTTCGAGATTTTCCGCGTTCGTGTCCGCCGAATATCGGAAAAGATTATCACCCACGGCAAGCTGTAAGTATGAGCTATCAACGTCCAAATAGCGGAAAGCGTCGCTTTCAACGCCGCCGCTTAACAGTTTCACGGATTTTTCGCCGTACCCCGTCGATACGGTCAGCACGTCGCCCGCTTCAAGCGAAATATTCGCTTTTATGAACTCCTGCGTATTGACGTTCAAAAGCTGTGGATTTGTCAGCGCACCCAGCGCGCGAAACTCGATCCGGATACCGCTTTTCACGTCGCCGGAATTGAATACGTTTACGATCAGCGAAGGCTGGCGGTAGCCGATTTCCCAATCCGGCGTTATCTCCAGCCCGTCCGGAACGGGGAATTCAAAGCCGCCGATCCACGTTGCTATATCCTCCCGCGTTTCCGCCTGTTCGCGCCAAAACGGATTAAGGCACGAAAGCTGGATTGTGAATTGCTCGAAAATCGTTCCGCGCTTGAAAATAGGCGCGTTGTTGATCGTGCAACCGATAACCCGCTTGAAGTCGCCCAATTCATAAGTAAGCGTCGCGGAATACTGCGGATTTAGTATCCTGTTCAAATTACGTCGCAAGTCCTGTATTGCGATTTTGTCCCGCTCCTTGATATGTCCTACGATGTCAATATCTCGGCTTTCAATGCGGTATCCTAAATAGGTATCGCCGTCCTGCCCCATACTATTTGTTGAATAAATAGCGTTCTGAACGTCGGACAATCCGGAAACGTCCTTGAAGTTTACGTGATAAGAAGAAGCAGGGGAAAAGACAATGCTTTCCCCCCGCTCGTTTGTGTAGGTCAATTTCTCTTGTATTTTCATTAGGTCATTACCTCCCGCGCGATCATTCTAAACTGCCGCGCCGCCTCGCGCTGTTGCTGGGCGTAGGAAGTTTCGTTTGCGTAGATGTTTTGCACCACCTCGAAACGTGTTTCCGGTCTGCCGCCTCTGCGCGGGCGCGGATTATCGTTATCGGGAACGGCGTTGTCCGTTGCCTTGCGGATTGATTTTTCAACGCCTCGCATTTCTCGCCCGAAGCCTTCGCCGATCCCCTGCGCCATATACGCGCCGATACCCGCAAAGACTTTCGACGGGGAATCGATCTGCATTTCATCTTCAACCGCCGCGACAATTTCGCGCATCATCGAACGCACGCGGCTTTCAAGCCAACCGGACATATTTTGAAAGCCTTGCCAAATGCCGCGCACCATATCTTCGCCCGCCGCCGTGAATTCCGATACGAAGGAACGAAGCGCCGTCAAAACAGGCTGTACGATCTGCGCCACCTTGCTTGTGATCTGCGGGATACCCTGCACCATTCCGGAAGCGATATTCTTATCAATCGTAACGCCCGCTTCAATAAACTTCTGATTTTGCGCGTTGAAGGCGGTAATAATGCTTTGCGTGATCTGCGGTATCTTCGCGGTAATCTGCGGGATTGCGGTTATCATACCGGAAGAAATATGCCTGTCGAAGTCCTGTCCCGCTTGATTTAGTCTTTGTGCCTGTGCGGTCAGCCCGCTTATAACCCGCTCGACAATCGCGTTTACGGCTCCGGAAAGCCCTTCGATATTTGCTATGATACCGTCGTTCACCGCGCGCACCGCTTCGGCGGCTGTAAGCTGTCCCGCTCCGCCCATTGCGGCGGTCATATCAGCCGAAACGCCGTCCATACTTTCCCCGAAGCCTACGCCTACACCTTCGCCCATATTCGTACCGATTTCGGCGAATACGGTAGAAGGGGAATGAATGCCGAAAAAGCCTTTAATCCCGTCCACAAGGGAAGAAGCCCAGCCCGTTACCTTATCCCAAAGCCACGAAGCCGCGCTTGAAATGCCTTCCCATAAACCGTGAAGAAGGTTCGCGCCTGCGTTCACCATTTCACCGACAAGGGAACCGAACGCCGATACGATCCCGCTAACAATTTGCGGAACCGCTTTGACAATTTCAACAATGATTGTCGGCAAATTCTGAATGAGCGCCACGAAAAGCTGAACGCCCGCTTGAATAATCTGCGGGATATTCTGCACAAGCGCGTTTACAATCCCGCTGATAATCTGCGGGATTGCCTGTACGATCGTCGTTATAATCTGCGGAAGCGCCTGTATCAGCGCCACAAGAAGGTCAATACCCGCTTGAATGATAAGCGGTATATTTTCAAGAAGCGCCGTAATAATCCCGTTTATGATTTCCGGAATAGCCGCCACAATCGTTGCTATGATTTCCGGAAGGGCGGTAATAAGGGAAGTCAAAAGGTCGATACCCGCTTGAATGATCTGCGGGATCGCCGAAAGCAACCCGTCAATAAGGCTTGTAATCAGCGTAGGAAGCGCCGCTACAAGAACGGGGATCGCGTTTATGATACCCTGTGCCAGCCCTGTAACAAGCTGTAACGCGGCATCTATCAGCAACGGGATATTGTCGATCAGCACTTGCACAATATCGGTTACAAGCTGAACCAGCGAAGGAACAAGCGTCGGCAAGGCTTGCGCTATTCCCGTCGCAATATTTGCGATCATCTGAAAGGCAAAGTTTATGAAGGTCGGTAACATTTCGGTTAGCTTTTGGATCGCAAACGTTACCATTCCCAGCAATCCGTCCGTAAACTGTTGCGCCGCGCCTTCTGCACCCGTAAGCGCACCCACCAAGCCGTTTCCGATAAGCTCGACGAACGGCGTAATCTGTTGCAGAAGATCCGCCGCAAGCTGTTTCAGCTTTGTAACGATCGGTTCTGCGATCGCTCCCAATTCCGCCATTGCGCTATTAAGGGAAGCCGTCGCCTTCTGTGCGTCGATAATATCGCCGTTTACCTCTCTGTATTTTTTCGCCGCGTCGGAATATAGCCCGTTCAGCGTTTCCGTAATCAGCGCTTGCCGTTCTTGCTCTGTACTGCACTTATCAAGGCTGGCTTGAAATTCATCTTCCGAAACGCCCGCCCAATTCAAAGCATCTGCAAGCCCTCCCGTAATCGCGCCCGTTTTCGCGGTTTCGTTTGCGGCTTCGGTTAAGTTTTCAATAGGCAAGCTGTCGCCGAAGGTCGCATATACGCCCGTTGCTATATCCGTCCACGTCGCAAGCTCTTTTTCGTTGTTCGTAAGTTTCGCAAGGTGGGCGGCGGCTTCGGTCGCCTGTCCGTCGTCGCCTAAAATGCCGTATAACTCCGTATAGGTGTTCTTTGCATCTTCTGCCGAATGTCCCGCCGTTGTGAAGCCCGTTTCCAGCTTGCCCATATTTTCGCGGGCTTCGCGCGTACTTTCGGCAAGCCCCAAGAATGCACCCGCCGCCGCTCCGATTGCCGCACCCATTGCGGCAACCCCTGCGCCGATCGCTTTTCCCACTTTGCCTACGGTTTCGCCGACGCTCTCCCAATCAATCTTTGACTTTTTCAGTTTTTCGGAAGTGTCGTCGATTTCCTTTTGAATTTTTACCATATCGGCTTTTGTGTTGTTCAAAGCCGTTTGCATTTTCTGATATGCGGGATTTGTAGGTTCGATCCCGCCGTCGCGCATTTTCTTCAAGGCATCTTCTGCGGCTTTCGCCTTTTTTGCCTGTTCTTCAAGCGATTTTTTTAGAATATCCTGTTTCCGTGTCAGCGCGTCGATGCTTTCCGCATTGTCGCCGAATTCAGCCGTCGCCAGCTTCATTTCCGAACCGATTTCGCGAAGGGAAGTGTTGATACCCTTACAGGCGGAACGGTATTCTTTTTCGCCTTCAAGAATAATTTGCGATTTGATTTGTTCTTCCTTCGCCATTTACAACCCTCCTAATATGTCGTCAATATCGGCTTCCGGCTCTTCCGGCTTGAAGCGATCCGGATTGAATTGTTTGTGTATCCTAAAAAGCGTTAAAATTTTATACGGTGTCATTCGCCATACTTCGGCTTCGCTCCACCGAAGAAGCGTAACGCCGATATAAAGAAGGCGGGCAAGGTCAATTACTCCTTGCCCGCCGCCGCGTTTTTTCCGTTTTCGTTGTCCTCTCCGTCGTCCTCTTCCTCTTCATCGTCGCGGGCGGGCGGTTCTGCCGTCCCGTTGTTTCCCATCGAAAACGCTTTGAAGATAGATGATTTTACTTCAAGGAAATTGCCCGTATGAATGAGCTTGCCCACCTGTTTTTCGGTAAGCTCTTCTTCTCCGTCCTCTGCGCCCTCGTTCAAAAGCAGGGTAAGAAGCCAGCGAAGGTTTTTAATGCTGTCCTTTCCGGAAAGCGCCGTATCAAGGCGATCAAAGCCGCCGAATTTGTCTTGCATTTCGTCAATCACGTTCAAACTGAAAAGAAGATGTCTTTCCTTGTCAAGCGTGATCGGGAAGCGTCCGTCTTTAATTGCACTCATAAAACAATAAGCGGGAAGCCGTTTCCGGCTCCCCGCTGTACCCCCTTTCTTGTTATGCCGCCGCGTTGTTCGGCTCTCTTACCGTAGTAAACCACGCCGCCGCTACGCTCTCCGTAGGCAAAGCGACGTGTTCCGCCTTCCACAACCCGTCCGAACGTTTGATAAACTGTCCGACGATCTCCGGCGTAGTAAATTCGATACTGTCGCCCTTTGTCGTGTAGTTTTCGGACGGGATCGCAAACTTCACCTTGTAAAGCCAAATGTACTTGTATGTTCCGCCCGCCTTCTTTGCGCGGAAGCCGATTGCAAAATAAGGCGGTTCGTCGGTGTCCGCTCCGTAAACCACTTTGTCGTCGTCCTGCTTCTGCCCAAGAAGGGCGGCAAGATCAACCGGAAGAAGGTCATTGACGTTCAGCGTCAATTCTCCGGATACAAATTCCTTCACTACTTCGTCGGCTCCGTCGTCAGCGTAAAGGATCGCTTCTGCAACCTCCACGGAAAGCTCCGCCGAAATTGCCTTCGCCATCTTTACAGGCGCGCCGTATTCCTCCGCGCCGTCCTCGCCAATCGTAATAGGTGCGCGGTAAAGGTCGCGCAAACCGATTGTTGCCATATTCTTATACCTCCATATACTTAAATTCCACGGGAATATGATAATAACCCGTGCTTTCCTCGAACACTTCCGGATCAAACGTGATCCCGTAGAACCCCGCTTCCTTCAATGCCCGCTTTGCGCTCCGCATAAGGGCGATATAATCTACGCGGGAATAAATATCCGCCCTGTACGTGAATTCCTCCGCGCCGCTTTCATCGTCTGAAAAGTGTTTGTCCTGCAATACGACAATCTGATACGTGATAAACGTTTTTGCCTTTCCGTCGTATTTCAGCCGTTCTACGGGACAACCCAGCTTTTCAAGTGTTGTTTTCACAAGTGTATCAACGTTCATTTTGCTTCGCCTCCCATACGCGGCGCATTTCTGCGTTTACAGCGTCAGCCGCCTTTGTGTTCGCCGCTGTGAACCACGGTCGCGCTGGCATATTCTTTCGCCCGTATTGCAGGACAAAGCCTTTTGTCGCGTTGCGTACCCCGTGCCGATCCTTGCCGTCCGGATATACTTCAACCATCTTCGCGTCGTCCCGCTCCTTGATTTTGGATACGATAACCGACGCGGCAAGATCACCCGTGCTTCTGCGGCTCCGAAACATTTTCCGGATTTCCGCTTTTTGCGCTTCCTGCATTACCGCGCCGCCAGCTTTAAGCATTTCCGGTACGGCTTCTTCTGCAATCTGCGCTTGTTGAAGCATTCGTTCTTCCAGATCGTCAAGTCCTACAACGTTAAACTTCGCCATTTCCGCCGCCTCCTTCCTCTGCGCTGTTCTCCGCTTCTGCGGCGCTCTGCGCTTCGGGGAAGCTGGAAAGTGTCAATTCTATAAGCTCTCCGTCGTTGTGAATGTACGTCCGAAGAATGCGATAGCGTTTCCCGCTCGAAACGGGATATTCTGCGATTGTTTCGCCGTTATATTCCATTGCGTAAACGTCAAACTTAATTTCGGCGACGTGTCCAGCCATCTCCGCTTTGTAGAATTCTGAATACCCTACGGATTTTTTATCAGCGAAAACCGTTGTCGCCGTTTCCGGCTTCGTTATAGGGAAGCCGTGTTCGTTTGTCCGCTCCGAAGTTTCGGCAAGCGCAATCAGCGTTATTTGATCTCTCCATCCCATTAGCCGCCACCGCCTTCCGTGTAGTCGTCGGACAGCGACAAGGCACATTTCAAGTAATCGTATGCTTTTCTGTGCCTTTCTCCTTCGCCGCCGAAGTTATCTTCGGATTTTGCGTATAGAATAATTGCGCGGTCTAAAAGGGGATCGCCCAGCGTTTCGCTGGACGATCCCGCATTTTCCGGAACGTTGATACCGACAAGCCGAAGATCAGCGATACCGGAAGCGATATAATCTTCGATTTCGTCGTTAAATACGGCGGCTGTTTTCCGCAAAGCCAGCTTTACCTTGTCAAGCATCATCGTTCAGCCCTCCATTACTCCGCCGCTTTCGCCAGCTTCACAAAGGCTTCACCGATCGCGGGCGTGCAATCGAAGATCGCAATACCGCTGTATTTGTAGCTGTTCGTGTCGATGTCGTAGGCGTTCTTCACGTTAATGTTTTCCGCAAGGTTCGCGCATACCTTCTTGAAGTCGCCCAAGAAGGCTTCGTGTTCCTTTACGTAGTCGGACAGAAGAACCGGATAGCCGTAAACAAAGTAGTTGTTGCCCTGCACGGTTACAATATGGTTCTTGCTGTTGTCCTGCAACGGCATAAAATCGGTGAACAAGGTTTTCTTGCTCATAGCGAATTTTGCGTTACGGTCGTATCCGGCGTTCAGAAGCCCGATCAGCGTCTGGACGTTTGCGGCGGTAAGGGAACCAGCTTTTGTTACGGTAACGCTGTTTTCCGCTCCCCAAGTGTTTGCCTTGTCAATGCCCTTCGGCTGGGAAGAACCCGTGCCGTTAATGAAGAAATCTTCAACCTTGCGGGCGATCGCCTCTGCAAGCATATCAACGATCCAGCTTTCAAAAGCCGCAATGCTCATTGTCATAACGGTATCGGAAATCTGAACCAGCTTGATAATCTCGTATCCGGTCAGCGTTACGGTGGTAAGGGTATCAGCCGCCGCCGTGATAGCCGCGTTTTCCTTATGGATTGCCGCGTCGTTGTTCGTACCCTCAACGGCGAACTTCACCGCGCCTTTGACG